TCGTAGAGTCGCATTAATTAGTGCGTTCTCTAGGTAGTTTGACATTTCAGCCATGTTTTTTCCTTATCGTGTAGTAACTCTCATTTGTAACGGAACACCAGAATAATCGCCATTCTGATCTGCATTGGATATATTTGTTATTGCTCTGTCATACAGGCTTACCCATGTCTGACTTCTAGCATCGTTTATTAGATATGGTTCTGCCTCTAAAAGAGATGCGTAGAGGAGAGCATCTGGATAATTAGCAAGAAATACATTACTTGCATTATTAGTAGACAGTACAGTAGGTTTAGCATAATAGAGAATCTCCAATGTATATGCTGTGTCTGGCTTTGGTGCTAATACAAATTCTGACTTAATGATTGTGTATGTTGTGGGTCTGCCAACTTCATCTGCCGGTGCATCTCTACTAAAAGCACTAGGAGACATATAGGTTAATGGTGTTCTTGGCGATCCTTGTACATTTAAGTCTCGTACCTCTAGAAAGTCTGTTGGCAACGCTACCTTTGCATCATTCCCAACTGTAGGCGCAGTAGCAGATTGCAACATCTGCCTAGTGCGTAATTCTCTTGCCATACGCATTTCTGCAAAACCAATGAAGTCTGGAATGACAGATGTTAAGTCAGACCGACCTAAATAGTTTGCTACCGATGTTTTTAGATCGGAATAGTTGGTATAAGCCATATATCTCTCTTAATCTTTTGGTATTTCGACATTGTGCCATCCATAGACATATTGACCAATATGCCTAATTCCTTTTGATAAATCATGGTCTACCCAAGTGTCTATGCCTGAGTCTCTTGCCTTGATGCAGAAGTAAATATCCTCACCAAGCAACTTATTGTTCTTTAACTGCTCAAAGTAAAAGTATGGCTTTTCCATCTTCTCAAAGATGCTTGTCTTTATCAACATTATCCCACAGCCAATACCATCTACTACTTCGATTCCTTCTTTTGCATTTGAGTAAACAGGCAAAAAGATGACTGAGCCATCCTCGTTTATCTGTATGTTCCTAGCTGTAGGAGATACAGGTTCTGCTCGTGTTGTCGCATTTACTCCAATGATCTCTTTTTTATGAGATAGTAAGATCTTTAAGGTGTCTTTTGGAAACCTCATGTCTGCATCGATAAAAAGCATATAGTCTGCTTTTATATCTATTGCGCTTTGCACCAGGCTATTTCTCTGATCGAATATCAGAGTTCCTTGTGCTGTAAATAAATCTATATCGTAATTAGTCGTTTTTACTGTATAGGTAAGCATTGCCATCATATCAAAGGCTGTTGCTACCTCCATCTGACCCCTTGCAGGGATACAAACCGCTATTCTCATACCTGACCCCCTCTGGTTCTAAAGACCTTGTTATCAGGGTCATTTAGCCACTTCTTGAGGGCATTTTGATCGGTAATGTAATAACCTCGCATAATCCCCATCTCATTGAGAGTCTCAATAATTTCTAGGGGCAATGATGCTATCTTATTCTTTGGATCGTAGAGATCATCTCCCCATCCTGTTTTTTCGCTACGCTGATTGTATTGAGCCTGTGTATGGTCAATAAAATCTGTTAAGTCTGTTTCTGTCTTGATAATAAGACCGCCTTCGCCATCTGCGTAGGCTGTTTTTACTACTCCGTTTACTACACCTAAGTTACCTCGTTTACCGAGTTCTGACATAAAGACTCCTAGAAAGGGGGCAGGTTTTGCCCACCCCCTATTCTACATCTTATCTAGATTTTATCAAGACAAGTCAAACACACCGCCATGAGCAGCTTCGTTGCGAACTTCCAATGTCAACTCAGCCAAGATTTGTTTCTTCTCAGCATCGCCAACTTTAGCAATGTCGTTGGTCTGGAATGGGCGCAGATATGCTAATGCTGCATATTCTGGGTCAAGGATCAACGCATCACGAGTACGCATAAAGCGATTTGGAACGATCTGCAATACACCAAAGTCGGACTGATACAAATCAGCACCGGCTAGGATTGTTGCTTGACCATTCGTAGGCACTTGATAACGCTGTGCTGCCAAACCTGTGAAGCCAGAAACAACTTGCTTCTGAGCAGGGCTAACAAACAGAGTCGATGGTGTGCCACCGCTTTCAAATACTTCTTTGATTACAGTCTTGAGCAATGTCTCTGTAAATGTACGGGTTGTACCATCTGTACGAGTAGAAACACCAATGGTTGTTGGATCTACACCAGTTACCGATGTGCCATTAACAGAAGTATTGGTCTTGATGTAAGACAAGAGTGAACCCATCTTACGAGCATTACCTGTAGAAGCTGCTGTCTGACCTTGATTAGCTGTGATGATTGTCTCAATATCACGCTTGATCTCAGACGAGGCTTTAGCCAATTGGTATGCCATCTCAGACTTACGACCAGCAAGGTCAGAAGCCAAGAGAGTACCAGAAACCATAACTGTCTTACCAACGATCTGGGTGTAGTTACCGAGACGAGTTGTTGGGGTGATAGAGGCTTCTGTTGCGCTTGCACCTTCAACTAAAGCGTTGCCGGTGGTAGCTGCTGCGAGTGCATCTGTTTGCCACTCATGGTAAACCGATGTAGCCTTGGTTTTGCCGATGGATGACATGATTGGGGTGTCGGTTGGGCTGATGTCATAGATAACATCTGTTAAGTCCTCACGCGCACCAATAGCTGTGTGGCGATCATATGCTGCCATAATAAATTTCCTTTATAAAAATCGTTCAAATAAGCGAACAGCATCCTTTTTATTGCCAGATTGGCGTAATACTGCTCGATCCTTTTTTACTGATTCCATCTCAGAGCTTTGAGGGTTGGAAGTGCCAGGTCTAATAGTCTTTGGCGCATTGGCTACTTTCTTTGTCGTAGCACCCTTATTTGCCATTAACTTCTCATACTGCATTGCTTTGTAAAGTGTTTGCACAGCACGACTGTCATAGACTTGAGACAACTCTTGGTCAGAGAAACCAATGGATTTAGCATAGTTCCGTATATCCCTACGGACTACTTCTGCTTTCACCTCATCCTTAAACTCAGGGATGGCTTCTACTAACTTTTGTTGCTCTGCTTGGATATGCTTTTGTAGAAGTGCTTGTTGGTGAGTCTGTTGTTCTTGTTGAACACGCTGTCTCTCAATCTGCACCGCTTGTAATTGCTTATCCCTCTCAACTTTCTCTGCCATTGCAACTGCGTAAGCAATAGGATCTTCTGCCTTCAATGATGACAGATCTTCTCCTTGGTTTTGCTGTTGTAGCAATTGTTCAATAACTTGGAGTCGTTGAGCATAAGTCTCACGAGTCTTTGCTGCTTCCTCAATCTTTATTCTCTCCGCTTCTACAGCCTTGCGTTGCTCTGCTAAAGATTGGGTCTTTTTCTGATAATCCGCAGTCCTACTGTAGCCATTCAAAAGTTCATCAAGGCTAACCTCCAACTCCTCACCATTAGCTTTCACTCGGTATTTGGGAGATTCCTCTATAACTTCTTCTTGATTCTCAGCTTCTTCCGCACTTACATCTTGCTCCTCGAACTCAGGTTCAGCAGAATATTCTTGCTGTTCATCTGCACTAGCTTCTGGTTGGGCTTTCGCCTCCTCAGCTTGTGGTTCAAGAAAAGACATAAAAGCGTTAGCTGCACCACTAACAGAATTGTCTACACTCCCTTGTGGGTTGGTGTTTTCACTCATTTTCTCACCTTACAGGTTGTTAAAAAAACTTAATCCTCTTTTTCTCGATTTCGCCATCATGTGCGATTGATCGGATAGAGGCTTCAAAATCTTCTATGGCTCGGAGTTTGACTAGGGCTTTTTCTCTGCCTTCTACATCATCCTCGTTAGAGCCAAATATATATGATTTATATACTTCCTTTTGAGTCTCTAATAACTCAATAAAGAACTCGTCTTGTAGTAGGGTAACTGCCCTATCTATTTTGCTCATCCAGGTATCCTGACATCACCAGTTAATTTAGCACCAACTTGGGCTGCTTTCAACTGAGCTTCTGCTTGGAACTCTGCTGTCTTGAGTTCTAGATTAGCTGCTGCCTTCTCTCTTTCGAGTTGGATAGAGGCTTGTGCTTTTGCTTTAGCGATTTCAATGTCGTTTAATGCCTTAGCACGATCTACTTCGATCTGTGCTTGTGTCTGTGCCATTAGCGCATCCATCGCTGGATTAGGCATTGGCTGTTGTGGCTGTGGCTGAGATAATTGTTGGTCTAGCTCTGGTGGAATCTCTTTAAAGAACTCCATCGAGTCTTTGTACCCTGCTGCCTCGATAAACTTACCAAGTGTGTTGCGATACTGACCCACAGTTACCAATGGATTAGCAAAGCCTTGGGTTGACAAGATTTGTTCTTGTTTCTGCATGACCATTGCTGCCATTGCCATCTTCTGATCTTGGCTACCTGTTCCTAGACCAACATTGACTGTTACATCGTAGTTGTTCTTCCACTCTCTAGGATCAATAGAGACATATTTGCCTCTTAGTCGGATAACTCTTGGCTTGTCCTGATACTTTAGGAGTAGATGGAAAATGCCACTAAATAGGTCTTTTACACCTGTGTCGGCAAAGATTCTAGCAATCATCTCAATCCGACCAGAGCCTGCTTGTTGCATCGCTGCAATCGCTGTGGCTGTGGTGTTTTGTAGAATGTTAGGATCTAATCCCTGACTTGTCTGCGTAACACCTGAACGCTTCTGCAATACCTGATCCATGTAATCTAACATGGGGAAGGATTGCGATGCTGTTGGTGGTACAGATAAAGGCTGAACTGCACCTTGAGACTTAATACGCACTACACCACCAGGCGCAGAGGTTAATAAATCGTCTAGGTTTACTTGTCCATCTAATGCTGTAACCCTAGGCATATTGGTCAAATACAGATTGTCTAGGATCTGGCGAGTAATTGTAGATTTGATAAGTTGGATGTCCATTGCTCTGTCTGCCAAGCTCTGACCAAAGAACTTGTGTGGCATAGGAATAGGACAAATACTAGCAAAAGGAATGTGATCTGCTTCTTCGTTATCGATGATCTGATCGCCTGCGTAGGTTACTTTACGCAACTCAGCGATACCATCACCATCAAAGTCTGTACGGATATAGCACTCAAACACTTCTACTTCTTGCATCGTAAAGTCTAATGTCTGTGTCTCGTCTGGCATCTCGCCCTGACTAAACCTTGCTACTCTCTCAGGAGTGTAGGTAAGGTCATTGTAAGAAGGCATCTTGTCTACTTCATCTTTTGGATAGCCAAGTGCAATTAAGTCGCTTCTTGTCTTAACTGTACGATGTGCTACAAAACGAGCATTTTTGATTGACTTGTCTCGTTTGGCAATCAAGAACTCCTCTGGAGGTACATTCTCTACACAGACACGACCTACTTCTTTTTTCTTACGAATAACGACATTGTAGGAAAGGATTGGCATACCCATAGGATCTATACCTACTTCCTCTGTGTCTTGGCTGATTAATTCCATCTCGCCATCAGCAAACAGAAGTGTTAGTTCTTCTGCGTTTAATCCTTTGTATTCTTCTTTGGTTGGTTCTTCTGCTTCTTCCCACCAATACTTAACGATTCCATTCTTTTGTAGAAGTGCATCTTTCATCCAGTTATGTAGGATGATGACACCATCGTTATCGTTAAAGAACACATAGTTTGTGAGTTCTGTAGCTTGCTTGGCTAATTCTTCGTCTCCAGGCATCCTTGGCTCAAAGCGACCCAATTCGTCTGATCCTGCAAAGATACGCATCAACTGAGGTAAAGCACCATCGACTACTTCGGCTACTTCGCCTGTAACAATCCTACTACGACCTTCTACTTCATTACCATAGTCGTAACGATTGTAATAGTTGATTGCCTTGGTTCTCTGCTCGACTGTCTCAGTCTCTACATAGCCAATAGAATCCTCTATCTCCGCTTCGAGAATGACTTTTAATTTTTGCTCATCCATTTATACGATCCATGAAGTTTTAACTGTTATTGGCTGATCCCAAGTATTGTTCTGTTCCATACCTACTGCTAAATACCTAAAGGCATCGCTTCCATGACTTGCCCAATCATGCAAAGGTTTAGCAAAGAACACATTTTGTTTCTCGTTAAACTCTCGCCTATAGTTTCTTAGGCAGTCTAGCCCTTGCTTTATATGTGGCATATTAAACCAACATCTCGGTAATAGTCTGCGAACAGCCTGTATGCCATCGTCTACAGAAAGTCTTGGCAGAACCCTGACATCTAGTCCTGATTCTCTCAACACTTCCAATCTGCTCTTACCTGTTCCTAACTCTCTTACTTCTACATCGTGTGGTAGGAGTTGTTCTGCTTTCTCCCACTTGTTATCTTTTAGCCAATTGACATACCAGTCTAGTCCTTGACCATGATTCTCTACATAATCTAAGAGTCTGACTTCTTGTCCTGTAACTTGTGCGACCCATAGAGCAGTCGAATCACCAATACCCAAATCCCAAGCCACATAAGTCCTACAGAGATCATCTCTTGTAATCTCGCAAAGTCTACCTTTTTCTTCCAACTCATTAATCAGTTTTCCGTAATAACTTCCCTCTACAGCAGCAGAGAATGAACACTCGAACTCCTGATTGTACTTATCCTCGCCCATCTCCTTCTTGGCAGCCCATAACTCTTTTTCATCTAAAAGATTTGTTTCGCTTGCCTTGAACTGTAGAGCAGACCATCCTTCTTCTTTACTGGCTCTGTCGAACAGTTCCTTGAAGTGGTTATTGCCTTTCGGAGTGCCGATAAACAGGCACGACCCTTTTCTGTCTGCAAGAGCCGGTCTAATTATTTCGTTCCAAATCTTAGGATTCTGATCGCCAATTTCGTCTAGCACTACGAGGTCAAAATATTGCCCCCTGAGTGAGTCTGGGTTATCTGATCCGTACAACTGTATTCTTCTACCAAAAAAGTCTACTCTTAGTTCTGCAATGTTAGCTACTGCATCGAGTGGTCTTACAAAGTGTGTAAGGTAATCCCAAGCCACCCTCTTTGCCTGGCTATATGTCGGTGCGATATACGCATACCTAGGGTTAGGTTTATCGTTCTCCATTGATGCCTTTATCAGCGCATTTAGAGCCTGTACTGTCTTTCCCATCCTACGATGTGCGACTACAACAACAAAACGATTGTTGTCTAATGCCTCGTGTATCTGTAATTGAGGTTCTCTAGGCTTGTAGGGGATGACTACTCGTTTTACTTCGTCATCTGCGTACTCTACTTCTCCCAAGCGACCACCATCTTAAATATCTCGCCATCTGAGCCAGTAATATTGTTCTCGATTGGCAGTAGTCTGCCATATATCTTATAGAACTCACCTTGGTTCTTGGAGTCTGACTTAGCCCAATTGACCATGCCTTCTACTCCACCTAAGTCCTCGAAAGCACGAATAATGTTTTCTTTTGCAACTCTAGGGATCTTGTTTGTAGCTCCCTTTGGTCTACCAGCACCTGCTCGTAGTCCACCATGAGATGATTTTTCTGTCTCTAAATTATCAAGTTCTGTAGCGTTTTCCATTCCATTCCCTATGGGTTGATGGTTGATGATGTTGCTATTCTACAACACTTTAGTCTAGTAGTCCTTCTACTTTATTTTTTATTACTCTTGGCTGTGGATCAAATCCCATTTCGTATGGACTATCGCCATTTGTAAACAAATCTCTTGCATATGCTTTTCTTTTTATTATTTTGTATTCGCCACCTAATGCAGACTCTCCATGCTCTTTAGCATATTGTCTATCAATTGTTACCCAATCGCCTTTATTTATCTCTGATGGTGCATCTTTAGGAACTGCTCTATACATCCATATTGGTTCGTTTGGTTTATTTCTAAGACTTTGCAATTGATTGATAACTCTAAAATCACCAGAATCACCAGTTCCATAATATTGAACTGCTTTTGAGGAATAAAAATCCTCTGGATATACATCTGTTAAATCGAATAATGGCTTTCCACTATCAGCCATAGGTGCTTGATGTTGTCCTCTGTAGTTTTCATCTGTTTGTAGAATTGGTTGTTCTACAACATTTCTTGGATTATTAACAGGTGCGTTATCTCTAGCTTCCATAACCATTTTGTAATAATCATGGGTTTCTTTACTTGGATTTTTTCTTAAAGCATCATAGGCTTCTGTAGCCATTGTGCTTAATTTATTGTAATCATTTGGTAAAGTTTTACTTACATCCTTAATACTTGCTCCTACCGGCATACCCTTTGTAAATGGAGCTACAGATGCTAATAAACCATAAGGCTCACCAGCAGAGTATCCAGCCATATAAGATGCTTCGGCAGGATTAAGAACAGACATATTCTGTCTTTGTGGCAATTGTGCAAAACCTTCTGCAAAGCCCTGTTGCTGTGGCAATGAAGGTGCGCCCAACAATCCACTAAATGCTGTAGGGTTTACTAATGCCCTTGCTGCCCTTGTTGGGATGTCTAACAAGCCTTGTAACCTGGCTTGCGCCATGTCTAGTAGGCTTGCCATATTTATCCTTTTACGAGTACGACCTTCATGCTATCTACCATCCTAGGTAGGATTGTTAGCATTTGGTCTGATATATTCATTTCTTCTGCTAGTTTGCTTTTAACCAACTGTAGTTCTTTTACAACAAACTTATCTTTCCATCCTAGATACCAATGCCAATCTGTGTAGTAGAGCCAACTGTTTTCGTTAAATGCTCTGACATGGGTTGGGTCTTGCCAAGCTCCTAG